TTATTTATATAGCTATATAAAACTTATACATAATGACTTATCAAGAAATTAAAGACCGTTTATCTAAATGTGAATTAGCATTATCTAAAATAAAAGACGGTACATATTCTTCAACATCACCAGCTGATTTAAATAGTATGAAAGAAAAATTAAATATTCTTAAAGAATCTTATACAAAATTACTTAAAGAAGCAGAAGATGGAGAAATAGGAGATGACGGATTTGTATCTACAGACGATGAAGACAAAGCGGCCGATTTAGCAAAAGATGGAGTAAAAGTAAAACTTACAAACGAACAAGAAGGAGTTTTATTTTCAGTAGAGGAAACTAAAGCCATAGCTAAAGAAGTAGGAAAAGCTTTGATTCAAGCTTTAAGAGCTGCTGGAGATGAAATTGAAACTATTAAAGCTCATCATATAGAAGAAAATACTTTTGATGTTTATGTTAAGTATAAAAATAATTTTGAAGATGAATTTACTTTTGATATAAGAGGTGATAAATTACATCTTGTAGATTTTTCTTTTGATAAGGAATTAGTTGATGTTGGAGTTAAACCTTCAGGTCAACCTATAGTTAATGTAGATGTTTTAAAAAATGAATTATTAAAGCATTTTAAATCATTGAATGAGGAAGAAACTGACAGACAAAAATATCTACGAATGTTAGATATGTACAAAAAAGCATCAGGACAGCAGAGAAAAGATTTAAAAGATAAAGTTTTAAAAGCAGCTGATCAAGTAGGTATCAAACTACAATTATCAGAAGCACCTGAAGGTATGTTTTATTTAAAAGTTGATATTAGAGATGCAAGACAAGCTATAGGAATATTAGATGATAAATATAGAAAACAAGTAGAATATAGTGGCTCTGATACGTACTACTTTGATGATGAAACTACTGCTTATGATGCTATGATGGATCTAAAAGCTAATGATATAATGATAGCTGATACTAATTTAGATTTATTTGCAGAAGAAGAGGAATTTATTAATCATCCTAAATTAGCTTTAAATATTTTAAAAAAAATCGGTAGAGAAACTTTTGTAGATGTTTATAAAAAATATCAAGGATCAGGGCAAAGTCGTAACCAAGAACTAAGAAAAGAACTTATGGATCTTGTAACACCTGAAGTTAAAAACTTAAAACTTTCAGATAACGACGAAGAAAAAGTTTATAAGTATATTAAAAATGGATTAGCTGGTCTCGAGGGAGCTATGATGAGACAAAGAATGAAATTACAAGAAGGTAGAGGAGTAATGGCTTCAATTAAAAATGCTATTGAAGAGTTGATGTTTAATGGTGATATGAGCGAAAAAGAAGCTGCTATGGAACTAGTTATTGCTATATCAGATGAATACGGGTTTGATTTAGCTGGAAATGAATTCGACGTCTTTTATAAAGGAGGAAAAGAAATAAATGAAAAAACTATTAGTATAGGAATTAACGGTAAAGAAGTCGATATAAGATCTATAGAAATAGATGGAGTAGATAAATCTCAAGGAGCAGATGACGGAACTGCAGATGCATTTGCATCATATGCTGAATTTAAAGACGGTAGTAAATTGACTGATGACGAATTAGATAAACTAACCGACGAAAACCCAGACTTAATTCATAATTTAGCTTTAGACACTTTTCACGAATCAGCTCCTGGATACATGCACGATTGTGCAGCACATGTAGTTCATGAAACTTATGGACATGGTATTTGTTTGGAAGGGCAACATACTTTAGTTAAAGAAGGTAATAAACATGTAGTTACTCATTATGATGTATTTTTTAAAGAAGGAAGTAAACATATAAAAGATATACCAGTTAATGAATTAAAGATTATTACTCAAACTGAACACTGGCATAAAAATTATAAAAAGAAAAAGAAAGATTAGTATGAAAGTAAGTAGACTAAATAAAATTATAGAACAAGCATATATAGAAGTACTAAAAGAAGCTGAAGAGCCTAAACCTCAAGATCCTATAGGAGACGAAAAAGCCAGCGAGCAAACAGTTTTAGAAGACGCTACTGATCAAATGCTTAGTAAATTTCCTACTTTAAAAAATACTTTAGTTAAATTAATGACTAAAGATTTTAAAGAGTTTGTAGATACTATAGATTGGGTTTCTCCAAAACCTACAACTTTTAAAATAAATTTAGTCAACGGCCAAGATTTTAATTTAAAATGGACTGGTAAAAATTTTCAAGCTCAAATATTAGGCAAAAGATATATGCTTGGGAATATAAGTGACTTTCAACAAGCTTTAGATAAATTATCTAAACTTTATCAACAAGCACCTCTAAAAGGAGCTGGAGCAGAAGATGGAGCTGAAGGCGGAGAAGCTGATTTTGGTGGAGCCGGAGGCGGAGCAGACTTCCCAGGGGAAGAAGGAGGCGAAGCAGCATTTGATGATGCAGGAGCAGCAGGAGGTGAAGAAGGAGGAGAAGATCTTGGTGGAGAAGAGATAGATTTCGAAGCAGGAGAAGAAGGATAAATGAATCTTATAGAAAAATTATACAATGAGTGGGCCTGGAGAACTAAAACAGGTGTACCGGATATATCTAATCCGGAAGATAAAGCTATATTTGACGAACTTCTTAATGAACTAGTAGGTCCTAATACTAAATCTACTATTAAAGAAAATTCTGCTTCTTACGATAAAATTATTTTAGATAGGCTAATAGAAACTAATATAGTACAACCAGGAGGACAAATACCACGTTCTAAAAGAACTTATAAATTTCCTGGTAAAGGTGGATCGTCTTATTTTGAAGATGTGTATACTGAAGATAAAGCTATATGGGAAGCATTATGGAATGTAGCTCCACCTGCTAAAGGAACAGGAACTGCTTCAAAAGGAGTAGGAGCAGGAGAAGTAGGATTATATTGGCTATATAATTACTCTAATAGTAAAGTTAAAGTAACTGAAGATAGAGTCGGTGGAGGAGCAGATCTTCAATTTAATGGAGTAGGAGTAGAAGTTAAAGCTACAAGTAGTCACACAGCTAAAATAGGTTTAGGAAGATTTAGCGAATATAAAGAAGACGTAAGACTATTAACTATAATATTTGGACTTAATACTTTGACTAAAGTTTTACAGCCAAAAGAATTAGAAGGAAAAGTTATC